ATCATTACCAATAGCTACAGGTGGTCAGCATTTATTTAATCATGAAACTGGATTTGATGATGATGGCAGTGCTATGACAGCATTTGTTGAGTCTGCACCAATGGCTTTAGGTGGTGCTGATAGATTTTCATCTATAAGTAGAATAGTTCCAGATGTTAATTTTGCAGGGTCTACTTCAATAAATCCACAAGTCGATTTTACCATAAAAGCAAGAACACACTCAGGTTCTGGGTTTACACAAACTGATGACAGCAATACATCACAAAGAACATCAACTAATCCTGTAGAGGTTTATACAGAAAAACTAGATGTAAGAGTTAGAGGCAGGACTTTTGCGTTGCGTGTTGAGGCTACTGAATTAGGAACAAAGTTTAAATTAGGATCACCTCAAGTAAATATTGTACAAGATGGAAGAAGATAATGTTAGTTACTAGTATACCTCAATATGTTCAAGGTCTACTTAATGTTAAAATAGATTTAACAACAACAGACAAAAAAACTATGTATACAGCGCCATCTAATGCAGATTTTAATGCATCTGTTATACATTCTATACTAGTCATGAATACTTCTAGTAGCGCAAGCAGCCTTACTTTTACTATAACTGGAGATGGTGTAGATGGTGGATCTGGGGCGGTAACTAACCATGAATTTTTTTATACTACTAATTCAGGCATGAATGCGTTTACAACAGTTGAGTTTTTACCAAATGTTAGCAAGAATCTTATTTTAAATGCTGGAGAAGTTATTAAGGTACAAGCAGGACACGCAAATAGAATACAGGTTATTTTAAGTATAGAAGAGTATGCTGTAGTAAGAACACCACAGGTAGATTTGTAATGACAGCATTTATGTTGGCATGTTATCTTAATGGAGTTGCACAGGGAGCTATATATTTTAGATCTGTCAATGATTGTACGCATTATACTAAGTATCTAAGTGAGCAACAGTATAACAATGAGACAGGGCAAACTGTTATATATGAATGTATATGCAAACTTGTACCGCAGGTTAATGAAAAGAAAGTGAGGGTATATTAATGTTACAGGCGTTGATAGGACCAGTTACAGGACTGTTGGATAAATTTATACCTGACGCAGACCAAAAGGCTAAGTTGGCTCACGAGATAGCTACCATGTCCGAAAAACATGCTCAGGAGGCTTTGCTTGCTCAGTTAGAGATTAATAAAGCAGAGGCTGCAAGTGGATCTATATTTAAGGGCGGATGGCGCCCAGCGGTTGGCTGGACATGTGCGATTGCTTTTTTATATCATTTTATCCTAAAAGATTTAATTATATTTGGTTGTGCAATTGCTGGTGTAGTGCTGCCTGATCTGCCTGAATTTGATATGGGTACACTTTTAACTGTTCTCGGTGGCATGCTAGGCATCGGAGGACTCAGAACATATGAAAAACAGAAAGGTCTAACTAAATGAGTTTATACAGAAACATACAAGCTAAAAGAAGAAGAATAAAAGCTGGTAGTGGTGAAAAGATGAGAAAGAAAGGTGCAAAAGGCGCACCTACAGCTAAAAACTTTAGAAGAG